ACGGTGTCATCCCAGACTTGCAAGAAATCTGCGATGACACACCACCATCACTTTGCCCGCCCGGCCACTCCGGGACTTCGCGCTGCGGGCAATGAACCCCGGGCAAAGTGATGGCGCTAGGGATTCCACCCAGCCCCACTTCTCTTTATCGCCCGCGTGTCCAGGGCTATCTGCTTCGGTAGATTAAGATCTGCAGCACGCTCCAGGAGTTATCCGCCGAAGCGGCCCACATCTACCAGATGGGTATGTTTCGGCGGACAGTGTATCACAAAATGTTGGCCCTACAACGATCGCGTCAAACTGTGCCTGCGCTAGACCCGTCAGAAGCGCTTTGTAGGGCGCTGGTAGCCTACACAGAAGCAGCAAGAGGTCGATGTCCCTTTGCTCCATCGGCAAGGCCATCTGCGGTTGTGCCGCAGTGGCTTTGCGACGTTTAGCCATCCTGGGCACTGATTCCAAGCTGCCCATTCTTGATGCCTGCCTGCGCCCGATTTGCGGCAGGGAAAACCCGGAGAAATCCACTAGGACCCGCGACGACCTTGTCACGTCTGAGACGCAACAAACGGTTGCTGCATAAAACAGCATGTTGTACAATCCACACACCCGGCCCACTCAGGACCGGCCCAAGCCCCACGCGACCTTTAGCCGGAGAGCGTGGATTCGGTAGCAGAAGAGGCCTTTGGGAGAGGGAGCGAACCACTTGTGGTTGGCCCTCGATCTTTTGCGAGGGAGGCTAAACGCTTCTCTCTCGCCCAAAGGCCGGAAAGGTTTTTATGTTCCCCCTTACCCCCGCAGACTGCGATCTGAGGGATTTTCAATTCATGCCGCTGGACGTCGTGCGCTTGCGCGACTCCGACATGGCCGCGACAGAATCGCCAGAAGCCTGCTGGGCTGCTGTGCTTCTTTGGGCCGCCAGCTGGCACCAGGTGCCTGCAGCAAGCCTGCCTGACGATGACCGCGTTCTATCCAACCTAGCCGGCTACGGCCGCGTCGTGCGCGAGTGGGCCAAGGTCAAGGAAGGCGCAATGCGCGGCTGGGTCAAGTGCTCCGATGGCCGCCTGTACCACGCCGTTGTCGCCGAGAAGGCCAATGAATCCTGGGAATCGAAGCTCCGTCACGCCTACGGAAAAATGTGCGACAGGACCCGCAAGCTGAACAAGAATCTTGAGGAAAAGAAACTGCAAACCATTCAGGTGCCAACCTTTGATCAGTGGATCTCCATCGGAAAGCAGGACCCTCAGCCACCGGAAATCCAACTGGCATCCGCTGGAATTCCGCCGGAAAAAGCTCTTAAGGGACAGGGACAGGGACAGGGACAGGGACAGGGACAGGGACAGGGACAGGGACAGGGACAACAAGATGTTCTGTTCGACCCACCCCCGGCTGACGCCGAGGGTGTGCCGGCCGAAGTCAAGGTCTTGCCTGCCAAAAAGCCAAAGGTCGCCAAGGAGCCGTCAGCAACGTCGATTACCTGGCAGGCATACGCCGAGGCCTACCAGGCTCGCTACGGCGTGCCACCAATCCGCAACGCCAAGACCAACGGCCAGCTGGCCAACTTCTGTAGCCGCATCCCGGCCGACGAGGCGCCCGCTGTTGCCGCCTACTACGTCGAGCACAACCTCGCCTGGTACGTGCGCAGCGGGCACTCGGTTGACGCCATGCTTCGCGACGCCGAGAAACTCCGAACGGAGTGGGCAACCCGCCGACAAATCACGGGCGCCCAGGCGGCTCAGGCCGACCGGACGCAGACAAACATGGGCGCATTCGGTGCGCTGCTCGCAGAAGCGGAGGTTCGCCAATGAGTCCAGATCTGATCAGGGCCGTCGCAGTGACGGCTGAGTTATGCGGCCGCACTTTCAGCGAGCCGGCCGCTCGGATGTTTGTGTCCGACCTGTCCGCCTACCCTGAAGACCAGGTGATGCGCGCGCTGACACGCTGCCGCAAAGAGGTGCGCGGCGTGCTGACCGTGGCGGACGTCATCTCCCGACTCGACGATGGTAGGCCCGGCGTTGAAGAGGCCTGGGCAATGCTGCCCCGCAGCGAGTACGAGTCGGCGGTGTGGACGGATGAGATGCGCGATGCGTTTGCGGTTGCCGGCGCTTTGCTTGACGAGGGCGACGAGGTTGCTGCCCGCATGGCGTTCAAAGAGGTCTACAGCCGCAAGCTGATCGAGGCTCGCGACAAAGGCGCTCGCGTCAACTGGACGGCAACCCTTGGCCATGACAAGCGTTTGCGCGAGCAGGCAATCAACCGCGCCGTCGAGATGGGTCGCATTGACAGCAGCTATGCCGCCGGCCTGCTGCCAGCGCCGGAGCAGTACAGCCCCGAGATTGCCGGTCTGCTTGGCGGTCCTCAGGCCGCCTCGGGTCCGCCGGAGCACATTCGCGCAAAGCTGGCTGAGTTGCGCGCCGAGCTGCTGAAGAAGGGGGCGCCGCCATGAGCCTGCGTGATCACTGCAACGAAGAGGAGCTCGAGGCTCATCGCATCCTGGACCTGGTAAAGGCCGGATTTCATGTGCCTCAGTACCAGATCAAGCGAGCGCTGTTCGTTCTGGGCGACGGCGTTGGAATTGTTTCAAAGAAAGACTGAAATGCAAGATCATCAACTGCGAGTTGTTCAGGAGAAAACTGAACTCGACACAAAAATTCAGAGCCTCTCGAGCTTCACCAAGCTCGACCTGTTCAAGACCGGTGTAGCCGAGGATGAAAAGCTGCGCATGCTGCGTCAGCTGGCGATTATGCGGGCCTACAGCCAGATCTTGGGCGAGCGCATCGCTGCGTTTGGGGTGGCGTGATGGCCGAATTGATCATGATTCGCCTGCATAGCGGCGGCCTAATCCCGGCCACAGACGAAGACGCCGAAGCGCTGCGCAAGATCAAGGCGGGCACCGCGGTGCGCGTCGAGGTTCGTCAGATCCGCAACTACAAGTTCCTGCAGAAGTGGTTCACGCTTGCGAAATATGCTTTTGACATCTGGTCGGAAACCGTGCCGCCTCAGGAATACAAGGGTCACCCGGTGCGGCCGAGCTTTGACCGGTTTCGCAAGGACCTGATTATTTTGTCAGGCAGGTTCGACGCCACGTACAACGCCCGCGGCGAGGTGCGTCTCGAGGCGAAGTCGATCAGCTTTGCCAGCATGAGCGAGGATGACTTTGAGAGGCTCTACTCGGAAACAATTTCAGTGGTGCTCGGAAAAATTCTGGGCGGCACACGTATGACCGAGGACCAGCTGCGCAACCATGTGGACAACGTCCTGGCATACACATAATTTTTCGGGGTGCAGCATTTTGTTGGCTGTTGTGGTATAAATCGGCCGTCATAAACAACCTGTTGCACCAAGATGCTGAAAAATGAATTGATCAAGCGGGTGGCCTACGTGAGCGGCCGACCCCAGGACGTCGTCCGCGGCGTCCTTGATGCCACGACCGCCGTCGTCCGCCGCGCCGTGTCCAAGGGCGAGAACGTCATGCTGTTCGGTTTGGGTGTCATAAAAATCGTCGAGCGCGGCGAAAAAAGAGCCAGAAATATCCACACCGGCGAGACCGTGATCGTGCCTCCGCGCAAGGTCGTTGTGCTCAAGCCGAGCGATCCGCTGAACGAGGCTGCGAACAGGGGGAATTGATGTCCCAGGCAGCACCAGGTCGCCGCGTGCGGTCAAAGTACGGCGCCACCCGCGTTCAAATTGACGGCCACGTTTTCGCCAGCAAGGCGGAGAGCAAGCGCTACCTGCAGCTCAAGGAGCTGGAGCGCCTTGGCCAAATCGACAGCCTTGAGCTTCAGCCTCGCTATGAGCTGGTGACCGGCGTCAGGTATTCGGATGCCGCTCGCGCGACGCCAGCGCTGCGCTATCAGGCCGACTTCCGCTATCGCAACAACGGCGAGCTGGTGGTCGAGGATGTCAAGGGCGGCCCGGTAACGGAAGGTTTTCGCATCAAGAAGCATTTGATGCTGGCAATCCACCGCATCGAGGTCAAGGAAGTGAGGATCAAATGACCGGTCATTCGTCAGTTCTTGAGCGCCTCGGCGTTGCCTACGGGTCCAGCGACCTATCCTTTGATTCCAACCACAGAAATGACCTTGATTTTGTGGTGGCTGCTGGAATTGCCGCGTCACGTTATGGCAAGGCCGCGTCGCCTGTAATGCGCGTGCATTACGCGAACTCGCCGGCAGACCTCAATTTCGCGTTCCGGGCTGTCATCTCCATGGTCCGGCGCTTCAATGCAAAGCGCAACTGGCGCCTGAACGGCAAGTCGATGCAGGTGGTGGCGTTGCATGCGCTGTCACACCACGTTGACCCTATTTGCCCGCACTGCCACGGCCGCAAGTTTGAGTTGATCGAGGGTGCGCCGGCGCTTTCGGCGAGGGCTTGTAGGCACTGCCACGGCACTGGCCGCAGGCCCGTCCAGAAAAAGCATCGCGAGCACATCGAGGCGGTCATTTCTGCGCTCGAGCAGATCGATGCGGTCACGGAGCGGGCGGTGGCTCGGTTGGTGAGGTAGGCATGACTGAGTTTGTCCACAAAGAAGCATTCAATCTGCTGTGCCTTGATTTGATAGGCGGGGGTAGCGCCAGGCAGGTGTACACATCGCCCATCCGGCCTGATTGCGTAGTCAAAGTTGAGGGCGGCGCCAAGAGCTTCCAGAACGTCGCCGAGTGGCAAGTCTGGCAAGAAGTCAAAGACACACCCATGGCCAAGTGGTTTGCGCCCTGTGTTGAGATCAGCCCCAGCGGCAGCGTGCTGCTGATGAAGCGCACCGAGCCTGCGCCAGCTTCGATGTACCCGCGCCGCGTGCCTGGTTTCTTCGCCGATCTAAAGCGAGAGAACTGGGGTATGTATGAGGGCCGCATGGTCTGCTGCGATTACGGGGTAAGCAACCTTGTGAGCTGCGGCATGACGGCTGGAACCGTTGCGGCCAAGTGGTGGGCCTTGGATGTCTACGGGTTTGTGCCGGACGGGGCGAAGTGATGCTGCGCCGCACCGGGTTCAAGAAGCCGACCATCGAGCGCAAGCCGGTGGTGTACACGCCCATCCCCGAGAGCGTGCGCCGCCGGGTGAGTTCCGGCCCGGTTGCATTGGTGGCCTTGCCAAAGACTGTGCGCGAGGAGAATGCTCACTACCGGGCCATGGCTCGCGACAAGGAGTGCCAGCTGATTGTCCCGGGGGTGTGCAGCTTCGACCGCTCCACGGTGGTCCTGGCGCACAGCAACTGGCATGACAAGGGCGCACATCGTAAGGCGTCGGACTTCTGGGGTGTGTGGGGCTGCTATGCGTGCCACACCTGGCTGGACCAGGGCGCGGCCCTGAAGGCTCAGAAACAGTTTGCGTTTGATCGAGGCTTGATCCGCATGGCTTCAGAGCTCGAGAAGATCGTGGCTGATGACGGCCAGAAGGCCCGAGACCGCGAGGCTGCGGCCTGGGCCTTGGAAAGAATCAAGGCCGCCCGCTCCGACCCGGCTTGACCTCTGCAAGCTGCTGGCCAATTGTCATCGCCAGCTCGCGTGCGATGCGCTCGACCAAGACGTCCTCGGGTGTCGCCAGCACCGCCTCTTCGCTGACGGCATAGCCCCACTGGCCGTCGCCAAACAAGACTTTGCAGTGGACGGCCATGTCGAGCCCGTCCCTGTTCACCATTGAGAGCATCACCGGCAGCGGCACGGTCTTCGACTGGTTGTGAAAGAAGGCGCGGCCATCGTCCACCACAGCCGAGTGCGTGAACATGTGCATGGGGCTCCTGGCCGGGCCATCAAGGCGCTTGGCCTCGGGCTCAAACAGAACCGACATTCGACCAACGATGCGCTTGGCGTCGCCGATCTCTTGCTCGAGCTGGCGCTTGCGTTCTCCGACGTGGACAAGGAGGGCGCGATCCATTTGCAGGGCTCTCTCCAGCTCGGCCACACGCTCGCGGGCTGCGCGGCGTTGGTTGCGTCCGAAACGCCTGCTCATACGGCCACCGGCGCTTTGATTGCTGGGTGGTGTTCGTAGCCGATAACCTCGAAGTCCTCTGGCTTGTAGCCGAAGATGGAGTCAGGCTTGCGATTGATCTTGAGGGCAGGGGGCGCGTATGAGAAGCGCTCCAACTGCAGATCGACCTGGTTAAAGTGATTGCTGTAGATGTGGCAGTCGCCACCGGTCCAGATGAACTCACCGAGCTCGAGGTCGCATTGCTGGGCCACCATGTGGGTCAGGAGCGCGTAGCTGGCGATGTTGAAGGGCACGCCCAGGAACATGTCTGCGCTGCGCTGGTAGAGCTGGCAGGACAGCTTGCCGTCGGTGACGTCGAACTGGAAGAGGGTGTGGCACGGAGCCAGGGCCATCATCGGGATCTCGACCGGGTTCCAGGCGCTGACGATGTGGCGGCGGCCGTGTGGGTCGCGCTTGATGCCCTCGATCACCTGCGTGATCTGGTCAATCGGGCCGCGCACGCTTGGCCAGCTGCGCCATTGAGCGCCGTACACCGGACCCAGGTCGCCATTCTCATCGGCCCACTCATCCCATATCGTGCAGCCCATGGCCTGCAGATCCTTGACGTTAGTGCTGCCGGTCAAGAACCAGAGCAGCTCAGCGACGACCGACTTGAAGTGAACCTTCTTTGTGGTCACCAGGGGAAAGCCATCGGCCAGGTCGAAGCGCATCTGCTGGCCGAACATGCTTACCGTGCCGGTGCCAGTGCGATCTGATTTTGGTTTTCCGTGTGCGCGGATGCGGGCGAGGAGATATTCGTATTCGCTGATCATTCTTTGTCCTTGAAAGTTGGAAGTGGTGCCCAGTGCGTGAATCCCTGGCCCTTGTGGTAATTGCCGTAGACCGCCACACCCATGCGGCGGTTGATGAGCTGCAGCTTGCCGCTCGGTGGCGACTGTTCTTCCACGGCGATCCAGTGGATTGTCGTGTCGACGACCGCTGCGCCGTCGGTGGTTTTCTTGATGGTCACTTCGCTTCTTTCTTCGCCATTGCGGCGTGGTATTTATTGAGCCATTTTCTGAACGCTGGCCAGACCGGGTCATTTTCGCCGACCGGCTCGTAGGGTTTGTTGCCGGCCGAGTCGTATGAGAACGAAGGCCCGCAGTAGGTGTGATAGTCGACCCACACGTAGCGATTGCCGACGTGTAGGCGACCCCAAGGGTTGGTGCAGACGATGCCGCCAGGGATGCGCGTGCAGGTCATGCGGCAACCCTCAGGGCTTCTCGGTACATCGAGCCCACCAGGATCGCCAGCAGAATTGCAGCACCCAGTGCCAGCCTGCCGATGAGCAGAAGCGGGATGCTGGGCCGATCTCGGTCGAGGATCTCCTTGGCGCGGCGGATTCGCTCCACGCGCACGGGGCAGTCTCTGCCTTGCCGGCAATTGCCGTAGTCATCGCAGCAGTTCATTGTCGTTATCCAATCTTGGTGGCTTCTTGTTGGCAGCCTTTGTTTTTCCGATCCGGTTGCCGATGTGGTACTTCAGGCAGACCGTGCATTTGTAGGCGTTCATCGGCGTCGTGCGCCTTTGGGGCGACAGCTTGGCCACTTTGTTGGCCAGGGCCGCTGTCTCGAATGCCTGCTTGCCTGCGCAGGTGGTGATCTGCCAATCGCCGTTTGTGGGCGTCTTCATGACAGGCTCCTGCTCATGACGCGCTTGACCTGGCCGAGCTCTTTGCGCAGCGCCTTACGGCGCTGAATCAGCAGGTGGGCCTCGTAGCAATGGCAGCACTCCGCGCCGTGCTCTTCTGCATCGATGTCGTGGAAGGTCACGCGGCCGTATTCGCCGACCTCTGGCTTGTACCAGTGGGTCAGGTGAACATCGAGCTCGCGGCCCTTGTTGTCAAGCTCGAAGATCTGTTCGAGATTGTCCTGGCGCTTGCCAGAGATGCCTTTGCACTGCAGCAGGCGGTCTCCGATGTTGCGGCCTGTGTCTTTGAGGTCGCGGTTCAAGCGCGCATAGCGATGCACCAGCTCGAGGGCTCTTTCTGGCGTCATGCGGACTCCAAGCGTTTTTTGGCTTTGACGACGCACTCGTTGCAGATGTGCTTGTCGATGCCGTTGCTAATCATGTGCCGGACCTGGCTCTCGGCCTTGCCGCAGAAAGAGCACTTGGTCTCCTGCTTTGGCTTCTCGGGTGGCGCGTCGAATGGAATGACGTTATCGGTCATGCGTCCCTCGCTTCCAGCATGGCGTCTGCAACTTTGTAGGCCCACCTGTGTTTATATCGCTCATGACACCCACTCCTGACCCACGCTACACCAAGTGACCTGCTCGGCGTCCAAGATGATGTTGCCGTGGACCACCTCTTGAACTGGGTGGCCTGTGCGGTAGAAAGCAGACGGATCAAAGGCCGTCAGTGTCTCGGTGGGGTCCAGAACAACCGTGACTTCACGCTTGCCCTGGCGATTGATCTTTTCCTTGATGACTTTCATGCTGCATGTTCTTTCTGCTCCGTGGCGTTGCTTTCTGTGATGAAGCTCAGATCAAGGCCGCGGGCAAAGAAGCCGTACTTCTTTTCAATCGCTGCTTCGATCTCCTTCTTGATGGTGCTGGCGCGCTTGGTCTTCTCGGTGTACAGCGAGTACGCGACGCGAGTGCCCCAAACGGTGTTGTTGGCGTGCAGACTGATGCTTGGCTTGTCCAGGCATGCGTCCCAGTCGCACTTCTCTTTCCGAATCGAGGTAAAACCGTAGTCGTTGATGGCGATGTACTTGTCGTTCTCGCCGATGACGTCGAATGCCTTGACCTCGAACTTCTTGGCGCGCCCGATGATCCCGGGGTTCGCTGGGTCGGCGACCTCGACCTGGTAGTGATTGATCTTTTTCATGGCTTTGGCTCCTCGGCCAGGCCTTGCCAGCTCTTGTTCTGCCAGGCGAACTCGAACTCGGGGCTGGCCGCGGCCTCATCCACTGTGGGATGAGTGCAACCCCAGATACGATCGGCTTCATCAAAAAGGCTGTAGCCAAATGCGCCAAGATTGCCGCCCTCGTCGATCTGCTGGGTGGCGTACACACCCGAGCGCACCGGGAGAATGTTTGCGGGAAATACGGGTGTAAGTTTCATTTGCGTGCCTTCTTTTTGTAGGCGGTTTCAATGGTGTCGCGCAGCCAGACCGAGATGCCGCAGTTGGCGGCCAACTCATCCAGCATCTGCTTGTGCAGTGGCGTGACGGCGGCGTTGATGCGCTCGGTGCAGCCGGCCGCGCCATCAAGGGCGGGGCGGCCTGGCGATCGCTTCTTTTCTGTCTTCATGCGGTCTCGCTTTCTTTGAGGTAGTACTGGGCCACGGTCTTGCTGTTTGGGAGGTCCAGGTTTTTTGTTTCAATGTCGTAGCCCTGTGCGCGCAGATCCTTGATGCGTGCGGCCAGGCGAAAGCAGCCGTAGTTGTTGAGCGCTTCAATCGCGGAGATGGGCCCGCGCTTGAGGTGGGCGAGGATTTCGTCGCACTGACTCATGCCGCGACGCCTTTCATGTTTTGGTAGGCCACGCCCAGTGCGGCGAGTTCAGATGTGATTGACCCCGTGGTAGATGCCGCCGCCAGAAGAGCTCCGGCGGCAACCACGAGGGCGTCAATCCCGGCGGCCGGGCGATTTGCGCGCCACCAGGCCAGGGCTTGTGTGCGGCTGGCCACGCCGATGCGCTGATACATGCGCCACATATGGACCTTGACGGTGTGCTCGCTGATGTCAAGTTGCTTGGATATGTCTCGATTTGACATGCCGGACTCGATCATTCCGAGGAGCTGCTTCATGCGCTTGGTGAGCTTGACGGGGGCTGTCATGCGGCCTCCTTCAGCAGTTCGTAGAAAGCAGGGCGCTTGAAGTGCTCGATCTTGAAGCCGCCCCGGCGATCGGCCTCGGGGCCAACCAGGCGGCCTTCACCATCGCTGAACAGCACGGCGACGCAGTCTTGGTTGAAGTCGCGCGCGATCTGATTCAGGGCGTTGAGGACGATGTTCTTTTGCGCGTTGAACTCGAACGCGATGACGGCCGTGTGCTCGGTGGCCTGGCCGTCCGGGCCCTCGTATGAGGCCTCGCGAACCTCGCCAATGGCGCGCTTGAAGAACTTTCGGACGCCGGCAATGACGACGTTGTAGCGTGCGCCCAGCTCGGCATTGGCGACGCTCTTACTGTCCAGTTCGACGTTGATGATGGCTTGCATGTGAAACTCCTGTTGCTTCAAAAACCGTTTGTTGCTGGCCGGGCCAAAAAAAGCCCGGCCATTCCGATTAGGCGGCGACCTGCTCGGGGTCGTGCAGGGTGGTGCGGTTGCCAGGGCCAGAGTTGGTCCAGGCGATGGCCGCGGCGTTGCGGTCGGCTTCGTTGCCGAAGTCGGCCCAGCTGTGGAAGTTCAGGCCGCTGTACTTGGCCAAGCCGAACTTGCCGGCGTCGCGGGTTTTGATGGAGTGCTCTTCGACTGCTTTGGCGTTGAGATTGGTGATAACTGAAAGATCCTGCATGGTGTTTCCTTGATGCTGTTTAACTGCGCCTCCAACGGAATGTTGTCGACGGAATGAATTGTTGCACAAAAACAAGATGTTGCAAATGTTGCGCAACAATAACCTTCAATTGTGGTGGGGTATTACCGGATAAGTGAGGCGAATGGGTTGAGGTGCCTGCGCGTCTTGTGCAGGCGCACGCGGCTGACTTTGGTGTCGGGTGCTGGCGGCCGAATGGGCTTGAGCACGTCGTCGGGGATTGGGCCTTCCATGAGGTGGCAAACCTGGCCCAGGATGTTGCGGTAGGTGATCAGGCCCTTTGCTCGACAGATCCAGACCTGGCCGCCATGCATCAGGGTGATACCGGTCTTGCCGCGGTCGTCGGCCTCGAGCACATCGACAAAAAGGCCGATGTTCTCGGGGATGTCGCTGGCGATGATCACGGCCAGGTCGCCTGGTTTTACGTTCATGCAGCCTCCTTTTGTGCTGAATTTGCTCTGCGTTTTGCTGCGTCGCTAAGTTTTTGGCGATGCTCTTCTGTAAAAATTCGAGCCCTCATTGAGGCTCGAACCTTTTCCCTGTGCTCGGGGTCTTCCCACTTTTTGCGCAGGCCTTCTGATACCGCGGCGCGCTGCTCATCCGTAAAACTTCTTCCTTTTGTCGCGGCCACCGCCTTTTGAAAAGCATCTTTTGATGGCCGCTGGCCTCTTGTTTTTGCCGAAATCCGTAGCGCTTCCTTGTGCTCGGCGCTTTTTGGCTTCCCCTTTTTCGAACGACTCAGCGCCTCCTTGTGCGAATCGGATAACGGAATGCCGGAGTGTCTGTCAGATACCTTTTGGCGGACCTCTTTGCTGGCCATGGCGGCCTTGGTTCTTTCGCTGATTTTTTTTCTGACATCTGGATTTGACATCGCCAGCAAGACCGCAGCCCTGTGTTTCTCCCTGTGAGCGTCATCCTTAAAAAGCAATGTTGATCTGACTCGCAGCGAATCTATCTGCGCTTCCGACAGGACCAGTCCGGATGCGCCCTCTCCGCCATCCGTGAGGTTGCAGATTGAGAGTGATTGGCGCGCCAGGATGAGCTCCTTCTCTACCTCGAATGCCCACCATTCCTGCATGCCGGATTGGACTATCTCCACCAAAACCCCGTGCTTGTTTGCAATGGCGTGCCATTTCCTGTTGCGAGATGTGTTCTTCCACGCGCGGGGGGCGCTGCCTTTTCCAATGTAGAAGATTGAGTTGTTGGTTTTTCTTCGGTGGACGTACACGTAGAACTCCTTTGGCGCCTTACTTTTCATTGATAAACCTTTGTTGCTGCAGACAAACAAAATGTATTATAACCAACAACCCCCTTCCGAGTCGTCAGAGGGGAGGTGCTGAATCACTGGCTCGCCGTTATGCAAGGAGACCTGGGCGATGCCGAGGCCTCGCAGCACGGCCTCTTCGATCGCCTCGTGGTAATGGTGCATCCAGGTGGCGCCGTATTTTTCTGTGAGCTCGCCTCGGATCTGGCTGGCGTGCTCGGGTGTGATGATGGGCGTGTAAAACTCCTAAGGTTGGTGGTGAAAAATCAGATGCCGTCAGTGATGACGGAGGCGGGGTCGTCGTCAATCCAGACGTCGACGCTGATGCCCAGGTCGGCGAGGTAGTCGCGCTTGGCCTGGCCGGCTGTGCAGTGGACCTCGAGGTCATCCGGCAAGATGACAGGGGCAAAGGCTCGACCAGTGCAGATCAGCACGCGGTGGCCAGCCAGGCGAGCGGCCGCAATGAACTGACCCCATAGGGCTGGCTCTGCGGCGTAGGTGCCGTCGTAGTCGATGGCGAATGTCTGTCGCATAAATCCCTCAATCAAACTGGTTGGCCGTCAATGCTGACGGGGTGGTTGGGGTGAGCCTGGCGGATCATCATGGCGCGCAGCATTAGCGCGCCCCATGTGCCGCGGCTGGACATCGGCGTGCCTTTTCGGGTGTGAACCCAGGTCATCGTGTGCATTGGTCTCTCTCCTTAGGCGGCCACAGGGGCCTGGGTGTTAATGTCATAGACGGTGTGGCCGTCGACCTTGCGGTCAGCGTCGATAAAGGCCTTGGCTGTGTCCAGCGTCAAGAAGGGCACGAACTGGGTGTAGGGCGCAGCGCCCAGGGGCACGTCAAAAACGCCGCTGCGGTGGCGAATGCCGATGCCGTTGTGATTTGAATAACCGACCATTTGTTTCTTCTGTTTGGTTGCTGATGTTCGTATTGTTACGCAACAAACAAAAAGTTGCAAACACAGCAAAAAAAGACCCTACGAATTTGTGGGGCTTTTCTCTGGCCGCTCCTGGCCGGGTGTCCACTCGAAGTCAGGCCCCCACTCGGCGGCCTCTTCCCGCATCACATCGAAGCACTCGGGGTGCATCTTCACGGTGCCAGCGTCGCCGCCATTGAAGAACCGGTAGCGCTTGTACTGCTCGCCGGGCTCAATGCGCTGCCAGCACCAGCTGCACATGTGGGGCTTGGCGGCCTTCTGGGTTGTGGGTTCGGTGCAGTGGCTCATGCTGCACCGCCCGTTGCTTTGGCGATGGCGGCGCGGGCGATTTCAGCCATCCTCCTGCGGTTTTCGGCGGTGCTGATTTCCCTCAACGCCTCCAGCAATTCAGCATTGACTGAGTGCAGGCGGCGCAGTTCGGCGGCTGCTGCGTGATTTATATGGTCATCAACAAACGGCGCTGACATATTCAACGCATCAGCCAATCGCAATGCTTCGGGTTGTTGTGTGCTCATGTTCATTCTCCAATGGTGTCGATGTAGTCATCCAGGACGGATGCCCGGGTGAAGTTGGCGCTGTCGCGCTTGAGTTGGATGGCGTCGCTGTTCTGAACAAAAAAGCTCAGGCCAGAGACGACTTCGCGAACGGTGTAGGCGGTGCCATGGCAGAACTCGACCACGTCGTAGCGCTCGCAGCAGGGGAAGAGGGCGGTGACTTGAAGCATCATGTACCCCGAGTACCCCAGTCGGGCATGGTCATAGTGAGTTCTTGGGCGGTGTGGCACATCTGGTGGCGCTGGATCTCGCCCTCCATGAAGCGCTTGTAGTCGCGGAGCGCTTCTGTCAGCCTGGCGACGCGCCCAAGGTTCCACTCGGTCATTCGATGCGCCGCATCATCCGAGGCTCGGTCGAGGTTGCGCCGGATGCAGTACAGGTTCTGTTCGTGGGTTCGGCTCATGCTGTGTACTCGATCAGTTCTTTGGCGTTCGCCAGGACCCTGCCGGCTTTGGCACGGCGGCCGCCGGCAAGAAGGCGTGTGGCGTGAATGACGACGCCGACGGCTGCGACCCAGTACTCGTCGCGCTTACCGAGCGGCACGGCCAGCAGCTTGTCCTGAGCGGCCTCTATCTTCTTGGCCAAGCCGCCGCCATCGGTGCGCTGGGAGATGGCGAAGCCGCCGTGTTGTTGAGTGGTTTGCATGGTTGACTCCTCAAATGTCGTCGTTGCGGAAAAGCTGCCAGCCGTAGCGCTTAAGTACGGTGATGGCGCGTCGAGCCATTTCGACGGCCATCTCTTCGTGGCTGTAGTCGGTGGTGAAGCCGACGGTGTCGGGCTTGCCGTAGACGACAACGCGGCGCGCGGCATAGTCAAACGTGACGTCCCGGGTAGACAGCACGACATCGATCAGCGAGCCGCCGGTGTAGTGGTAGCCGCCGCGGGTGTCGAGCAGAAGAAAGCGGTCCATAGCGATCTCCTCAGCGGCGAGTGCAAAGGCCGGCGTCAATCAGCGACACAGCCAAGCGGCCGTATGCGCCCTGAAGTTTCCAGACCCAGCCCTTGTCGATGCCGTCCTGGATGAATTCGATGATCTGGTCTTCGTCGAGCATGCCGCCCTCGAAGGCGATGAGTTGGTCAATGTTGGGCATGTTGGCTCCTTGGTGAATCAGTTGGTTTGAGTGAGTTCAGCGACCAGGCCGGGGTAGCGCTGGCAAGGGATTCGGCTGCAGCGGATCTGGGTCTGGGTGAATGACCGGAAGGCGCAGCCATTGCAGCCGTTTGAGCTGCCGTTCTTGTCGGGGGTGCCTGGCACCCAGCGGTAGTCGGGGATTGGTGGGTCGATGTACTGGGCCATGGTTTTCTCCTTGGTGGGTGAAGTTTTAATTACAGAGCCAGCATGTAGCGGGACTTGGGGTTGTGCTTGAAGTAGAACGGTGTCTCGGGCTCGAGCTTGGCAACCACAACGTCAGCGCCCTTGCGCAGGTGGTGCGTCACGCCGTCGTCCTGCACAGCAGTCACGAGCCAGCCGTCAGCGGTCCACACGTCGGTGGTGTCGAGGGCGTAGAAGTTGTCGCAGTGCTGGGCGGCGGATATGACCTCCAGATAAGCAATGGCGGGCATGGTCTTGCCGAGGTCTTCAGCCGTAAAGGCGCGGATGATGTTCATGCTGGACTCCTGGGTGATTGATTGCGATGAAGTAATTGTTGCATAACAAAGAAAATGTTGCAACGCATACCCACACAAAAACGTCGGGTATTTGTTGAGCAGCCAAGGAAAACGCGGAGAAGTCTCTCGAGGTTTTCAACGTAAATGCCTGTCACGTAAAAAAATGTTGTTACATGGCAAACATTTTGTTATACTCACGGCATTGCGTGGGCCCTCGGGTCTTCGCTCATAAGAACAACATGCCAGTGGCTTCCCCCTTTAAGGGCGAAGCCTTGCCAAATTTCAGCGGGTTAGCTCAGCAGCCAGAGCGCCAGGTTCATACCCTGTGAGGCCGAAGGTGCAAATCCTTCACCCGCAACCAACACACAGCGCCATGAAAAACTCTTCAGACCCGCAGCCCAGAATCCTGGGCGTAATGTCAGCGGTAGACGGCTCGTTTCGGAAACGAGAGGTCGCAGGTTCAATCCCTGCCGCCCAGACCAAATTTTCTCGATATTGACTCGGATACTCGGGGCAGTATTTTGCTAAGGACGCAGAGCGGTCTGTAAAACCGAAGCCGCAGGCTGGCCAGGTTCGATACCTGGATGCCCCACCAAGAACACAAACCCGCTTCGGCGGGTTTTTGCATTTAAGCCTCCCATGACACTGATCAACAACTGGAAGGCAGTTGCGGTCAAGGCGTGGTCAATGCGCTTTATCGCGCTGTCCGTGATCCTCTCCGCCCTCGAGGTGGCGCTGCCTTACGTGAGCGACCTGTTCCCGCGCGGCACGTTCGCCTTGCTTGCTGCTGCTGTGTCTGTGAGTGCGGCCGTGGCGCGCCTGGTGGCTCAGCCTGAGGTGCACAAGTGATCAGCCGCACCAAGGTTGGCGCTTTAGCGCTAAGCGCAGCGGCCCTGGTGGGTCTTGCGTTAAATGAAGGCTACTCAGACCGGGCGATCATCCCGGTGCCTGGCGATGTGCCAACGATCGGCTTTGGCACAACCGATGGCATCAAGATGGGTGACACGATCACGCCTCCCCAGGCCCTGGCCCGCAAGCTGGCTGATGTGCAGAAGTTCGAGGGAGCGCTGAAGCGCTGCGTGACGGCGCCCTTGCACCAGCATGAGTACGACGCCTACATCCGACTGTCCTACAACATCGGCTCGAGCGGGTTCTGCGCCTCAACGCTGGTGAAGAAGCTGAACGCCTGGGACTACACCGGGGCCTGCGCTGAGATCCTGCGCTGGGACCGGTTCAAGGGTCAGCCGCTGCGAGGCCTGACACTGCGCCGCCAAGAAGAGCACAAGCTCTGCACGGGTGGCGAACAATGAACATGATCACTGTCGCCAAGGTGATAGCAGCATTGGCTGTCATGGCTGCCATTGCCTTTGGTTCGTACCAGGCGGGCAGCAACGCGGTGATGGTGGACTGGGGTAAAGAGCGCGCCGCTCAGGCCGAGCGCCTGGTGGAAGATGAGCGCGCAGCGAGAGCTAAGGAGCAAAGACTTGCCGACAAATCGATTCGCATTACTGCTGAGCAGGCTTCGCGTGAGCGGGTTGCTTCTGATCGGGCTGCTCGCGCTGAGCGGGCTGCTGTCGGCCTGCGCGACGAAATCGCCCGCCTCAACGCCCGTCCAGCCCCCAAAGATGCCAAAGCCGCCGGCTTCGCTCATGAAGCCGGTGTCGCCCGAGAGTTACTCGGAGCGTGCACAAAAGAATATAAAAGCCTGGCAAGAGAGTCTGATGGGCTCAGAGATCAGGCAATAGGCCTACAGCAATGGGTAACCTCAACTGAGGGATCGACCGAATGAGGCCACCAAATTACTCCGCTGACCGACCCGTGCAGGAAGACCCCTTGTTGCACACCGACATGGCTATTGCCATTGCGAGGATGGAGCTCATGGCAAATGACATGAGCGAGATCAAGCAAAGCATGAAGGAGCTGGCAAGCGCCGTCTCCCGCCTGGCTGTGATTGAGGAGCGCCAAGGCGCCAGTGGCGAGGCCATTGGACGGGCATTCAAAGAGATCTCAGCGCTCGGTGCCAGAATCGGCGTACTCGAGCAGAACCAACCCATCCAGAAGCAGTCCAGTGACCTTGTCCAGGCTGCCATCAAATACATCATGGCCGCTGTGCTGGGTGCAATCCTCGCAGGCTTCCTGCGCGTGCCCCCAACAATGCCGACCGCAACACCGCCAGCTTTGACTGGCAAGTAAGACATGAACGAACAGAACAACCAAACCCAGGCCGAAGAGAGGCCTGAGCAAATCCTCCAGGACGATAACGACTTCAAGCTGCCCGCTGTGGCTTGCGACTTGTCCGGCGAGGGGACCTGCGAAGCCTGTCAGTGAGGTTCTTGTATGGCGCGCAGATCCGCTGAGAACGCCATTGACTGGGATGCAATTCATAGGTCATACCGTCCTGGCAAGAAAACAATTAAGCAACTGGCCTCCGAGTATGGAGTGCAAGCCAGTAGCATTAGCCGGCGCATCAAGCAATACGGCTGGGTGGCCGACAAAAGCGAAAATGTTGACGCTGTAACGAATGCGCTGCTGATCCAGAATGCATCTGGGAAAAGCAATCCGAATGCAACTCCCAGCGACCTTGAGATCAAAGCGGCCGCAGCAGCCAATGCTGACGTCGTCCTCAAGCACCGCAAGGATCTGGCTCGACTCGGCAAGCTGCGCGACAACCTGCTCGGCGAGCTGGAGATCATCACCGACAACCTCGACCTGTTCCGCGCACTCGGTGAGCTGCTGGATCAGTCCGGCGAGGATGCCAGCGGCCGCCACCGCGAGGACAAGCTCAACGCCATCTACCGCCGCGTGATCGACATGAGCGAGCGGATGGACAACGCCAAGAAGCTGTTCGAGATGGATGAGCGGCTGCGCAAGGGCGAGCGCGAGGCGTTCGGCATCGACAAGGGCGAGGACAAGGGCAGTGCTGTTGATGTGCTGCTCAAGCGCCTGGCGGAAGAGTCCGGCCAATGACGGATGAAGACCGCCTGAAGGCCCTGTCTCTTCTTCAGAGCAGGCTGCCGGCCTTTGCCGCGCACTGCCTGAAGATCAAGGACAAGGACGGCAAGCTGGTGCCGTTCGTTTTCAATCGCGCGCAGCGGCACATTCACGAGAAGCTCGAGGCGCAGCTCACCGAGACCGGGATGGTCCGGGCCCTGCTGCTCAAGGGCCGACAGCAAGGCGGGTCGACGTATCTTGCCGCTCGCAACTATCAGCGCGTGACGCTGTCCGGCAAGAACGCCTTCATCATGGCCCACGAAGACAAGGCCACGACAAACCTGTTCAACATGGCCAAGCGCTTCCAGGACAACAACCCGCTGGCGCCGAGCACGAGGGCATCGAACGCACAGGAGCTGATCTTCAGCGCCCTGGATTGCGGCTACAAGCTGGCCACGGCCGGCAGCAAAGATGTTGGCCGGTCGAACACGGTGCAGCTGTTCCACGGCTCTGAGGTGGCGTTCTGGAGCAATCCGGAGATGCACATGGCCGGCATCGGCAACACGATTGCCGACAACCCGGGCACGGAGATCGTGCTCGAGTCCACGGCCAACGGCATCGGCAACCACTTCCACAAGATGTGGCAGGACGCCGAGGCTGGGATCTCGAACTACATCGCAATCTTCGTGCCCTGGTTCTGGCAGGGCGAGTACCGTTCGCCGGTCAGGAAAGACTTCGAGCCGACGGAAAAAGAGCTCGAGATGGCCCGGGTCTATGGCCTGGACTACGAGCAGCTGCAGTGGCGCCGCAACAAGGCCCTGAGCTACGGCTCCGGCATGGAGTGGCTGGTCGACCAGGAGTTCCCCAACTGCGCCGCGGACGCCTTCCGCAATTCGACCGGCAATTCACTGATCTCGCCGGCGTCTGTGATGGCGGCCGTCAACAGCCGCTACTACGACACCGTGGGCCCGCTGATCGTGGGCGTCGACCCTGCTGGTGATGGCGTCAACGATCCTGACCGCACGGCCTTCGTCTTTCGACGTGGTCGCGTGATCCCTCGAGTCGAGTATCACAAGAGCAAGACCACGATGCAGATCGTCGGCATGCTGGTGAACATCTGGAACAACGAGCGGCCCGACGCAATCATCATCGACAAAGGCGGCCTGGGCGCAGGCGTCGTCGACCGACTGCAAGAGATGAACGTGCCGGTGATCGGCATCAACAACGCCGAGCGCGACATCGAGCCCGACACGTACGAGAACATCCGTGCGGGCATGTGGTGGCGCATGAAGGAGTGGTTCGAGAACGCGCCGGTGCGCATGCCCAACGATGCCGCTCTGATCAGCGACATCACGGCACCTCAGCCTGACGAACACTCGAGTGGCCGCAAGCTGCTGGAGTCCAAGAAAAAGATGGCCAAGCGCGGCATCCGCTCACCAGACGGTGGCGACGCACTGGCCTTGACCTTTGCCGTCCCTGTGGCCAAGCGCCAGGACATGATGGGTGGCCTTGCCATCGTCAACGGCCCACGCGAAGCGGCCACAACCGCCGGCTACTGAAGGAAGAACATGATCGACACCGAATACGAGAAGGCCTGGGAAGAGGGCGAAGAGACCAAGGAAGCTGCACCAGCGACTGAGGCCGTCAAAGCTGCCAAGAAGGCCGCCGATGAGTCCGAGCAAGGCGAGTTCATCAAGGCGTACACCGAGCTCGAGGGAAAAGACAAGCCCAAGGACGACAAAGACGGTAAAGACGCCAAGAAGGAAGAGTCCAAATGAAGAACCCGGGCGACTTCGTTCTCACGCTGCTCAACGCACGCACCGCTGCCCACATCGCGCACCTGCAGGTCCAAGGCCCTGGCAGCTACGCAGCACACAAGGCGCTGGCTGAGTTCTACGACGCCATCCCTGGCCTGGCTGACCGCTTCGCCGAGGCCTACATGGGTTGCTACGAAGCAATCAAGTTCGGTGGCTCCAGCTTCAAGCTGGAAAAAGACCCAATCAAGATGCTCACCGGCCTGAAGCTCTTTGTGGTGACGGCCCGCGGCGAGTGCGATGAACCCATGCTGCAGGCCATCATCGATGACATCACTGAGGTGATTGCCAGCACGCTGTACCAGTTGAAGACCCTCAAATGAACCAAGACAACCTCGAGTACGAGTTGGCCGCTGCTGAGCAGATGGCTCAGCCAGACACCGCACCCTCGGCTCAGGTTGATGCGCTTGGCTCCACCCTGCTGAGTGAGTTTGCCCAGGCTGAGCTCGACCGCCGACAAACCGAAGAGCGCTGGCTGAGCGACCTGCGCCAGTACAAGGGTCAGTACGACCCTGAAGTCCTGGCCAAGATCGGCCAGAACCGCTCCAAGGCGTTCGTGCGCAAGACCCGCGTGAAGATCAAAACCATCGACTCTCGCGTCGCTGATCTGCTTTTCCCTGCCGGTGCAGAGAAAAACTGGGAGATCGACACCACTCCGGTGCCGTCGGTGTCCCCCGAGCAAAAGACCATCGTCGCAACCCGCTTGGCTCAAATGGCCCAAGGCCAACCCGTGCCGCCCGAGATGATCGAGAAGGCCATCCTGGTCATGGCCAAAGAGGCATCCAAGAAGATGTCCAAGGTCATCGAGGACCAGCTGGTCGAGGCGCGCTACAAGGATGTGGCCATCAAGACTGTGCACTCTGGTCACTTGTACGGCACCGGGGTGATGAAGGGTCCGCTGGTCGAGCGCAAGATCCGCACACGCTTTGTGCAGCAAGGCAGCAACTGGATTGCCAAGAGCGAGACCTACGTGGTGCCGTTCGTGGATTACGTGCCGCTGTGGCGCTTCTACCCCGACATGTCGGCCACCGAGATGGATCAGTGCCGGTATGCGTATGAGCGCCACCAGATGACCAAGGCTGATCTGGTCGACCTGAGCCAGCGCAAGAGCTTCAACAAGCAGCGCATCGTCGACTACATCAAGTCGAACCCAGCTGGCGAGGTCAAGCTGCGCTACTTCGACAACGAGCTGCGCGTGATCGGCGAGCGAAGCAGCACGCAAGGCAACAAGAACGGCACCTACGAGGTGCTCGAGCGCTGGGGCTGGCTGGATGGCTTGAGCCTGAAGGACGCCGGTGTGGCCGTGCCCGAGAACCGGGTGCACGAGACCTTCTTCAGCAACGTGTGGTTGCTGCCCGATGGCCAGATCATTAAGGCCGTTCTGCAGCCGATCAACGGCGTGACCTGGCCGTACCACCTGTACTACTTCGACAAGGACGAGACATCGATCTTTGGCGAGGGCGTCGCATCGATCATGCGCGACGATCAGACCATGATCAACGCGGCGACCCGGATGATGCTGGACAACGGCGGCATCACCTCCGGCCCACAGCTCGAGGTCAACCCCTCGCTGCTGGCCAGCCTGGACAAGGTCGAAGAGGTCTTCCCCTGGAAGATCTGGCTTCGCAACAACTCGAGCCCGGGCACTCCTGCGATCCGCGCCATCGAGATGCCCAACAACCTGGGCAACCTGTCCGGCATGGCCGACCGGTTCGAGAACAACGCAGACGAGACCACAGCCATCCCCCGCTACATGTCGGGCGAGAACGTGGGCTCAGGCGCTGCAGGCACCGCTTCTGGCATGTCCATGCTGATGGGCGCTGCCAACATCGTCATCAAGGATCTGATCACCAGCTACGACGAGGGCATCACCCGTCCGTTCCTGCAGGCCCTGTACCGCTGGAACATGCAGTTCCACAAGGACAACAGCATCAAGGGCGACTTCGACGTCAAGGCCCGCGGCGCTGCCAGCCTGGTCGCCAAGGAAGTCCGCGCAAGCCAGCTCAACGAGTTCGCGACCATGACAGCCAACCCAATGGATGCGCCGTTCATCAAGCGCGACGCATTGCTGCGCCAGCGTGCCGAGGCCAACGAGCTGTCCGATGTCGTGAAGACCGAAGACGAGGTGGCGGCCGAGCAGAACAACGAGATGGTGCAGATGCAGCAGAAAATGGCCATGGCTCAAGCCGAGGCCGCACTCGGCGAGCTGCAGAAGAAGGTCGAGCTCTTGTCTGCCCAAGCCGCGAAGGCCGGTGCCGAGGTCGATCTGATCCGCGCCAAGGCCGTTTCCACCAGGGTCGAGGCTGTGTACGCCGCGCTGCAGGCCGGTGGCACCGCTACTGCTGCACCGATGACCGCACCGGCCGGCGACGAGATCCTGCGCTCGAGCGGATGGCAAGACGCCACACCGGACCCAACCATCGCACAATTGGGTGGCCCACCCGTCCAGCCCGATGGCCAGATGGTTCAGCCACCCCGGGAGCCGATGCAGCCTGATGTGCCTGACGTTCAGGCACCGACCGGCATGCAAGGTCGCCGCGAAGGCATCGAGACGCCAGCGATTGACGCATGAGCGATTCGATGACCCAGATGCGGGCTCTGGCCGACACATCGGTCATCGTCCAGGAATACGCAGGATCTGATGCACTCAGGCATGTGGAGAGCATGCTCGAGGCGCTCGAAGAGGTCTACAAGGCCGAGCTCGCAGAGGTGACCGCAGAACAGCTGGTCGCCCTGCAGAGCAAGCTCAAGCAGACCGCACTGATCCGAAAGGTACTACGCAAAGAAGCGCAGTTGCCGAAACTCTGAATCTTCAGCCCCTGTCAAACACTTGACAGGACAGTATGAAGCCGGGCGACCGGCTTTTTTGGAAGCCGATCGAAAGGAAACGCAATGGCAACCACGACAGAACAGTTGAAAGACGACGAGGCAGCTTTTGCCTCTGCCTTCAACGAAGACCAAGCCCCAGCCGCTCAGATGTCGGAAGACGAAGAGTTTGGCCTGGCTGAGCCCGCCGCACCCGCAGAAATGCCTGCCGCCGAAGCCAAAGACGGCGCGCCCGAAATGGCATCTGAGGACGCCGGCAATGCCAACGACGGCGAGGCTCCTGCTGTTGCGATCGTGGTTGACGGTGGAGACCTCGAAGAGGCTGCCGCTCAAGCTGGCGCCAAAGACAGCGCTGAAGCCGCTGCTGATGCTGGCCGGATGGGCGAGACCGTTGCCGTGGCAGAAGAGGGCGCAGAAGACACTGCCGCCATGGCCAAAGAGATCCAGCGCTTGAAGTCCTGGGAAGGCCGCTTGAAGGCCATGGAAGCCAAGCTCAAAGCAGCTGGTGCCGACACCGAGAAAGAGCAGACCGAAGTGGTGGCCGAGGCCATCGAGAAGTCTGCCGACGCTACAGACACACCAGCCGACGAAGAGAAGGTCGAGCAGATCGCTGAGCAGGTCGAAGACGGCCAGATCAGCGTGACCCAGGCCATGAAGCAGCTGGCCGACGACTTCGGTGATGAGTTCGTCAAGATGATCGAAGCCATCGCCACAGCCAAGGCTCGCGAAGCCGGCAGCCAGGTCGTGGGCGAGCTCAAGGGCACGGTCGACGAGATCATCGGCGACATCGTGGACACCAAGGCCAAAGCTCACTTCGAGAAGATCGCCGACGCTCACCCCGACTTCAACGAGATCGGCGAGAGCGAAGAGTTCAAGGCGTTCATCGAGTCCATGCCTGAAGAAGGCAAGGGCGCTGCGCTCGAGACCATCGCCAACGGTTCTGCCAAGGCCATCGTCAAATTGCTGAACGACTTCAAGGCTGCGAACAAAGCCGGCGGCGACGCTGCCCCTGAGCTGACCGAGGCCAAAGAGTCGATTGTCGACGAGGTCTCCGAAGACCAGATGGACGCCGCTGAAGGCGTGCGCTCGAGCGGCATGAAGCTGCCCGACGCTCCCCAGAAAGCTGACGACTACGCCAGCGCCTGGGA